TTTAATTTTAGGAATTTAAACTCACTTTTTTTGATTTTTGCTATTGAAAGTAAAAACCAAAATTCTCGGTTATTTTAGGAATTTATTTTATTTATTATTTAGGCAAATTAAAATCTTTACATATATTATAAATGCCTAGGTTCTATAAGAAAGGTAAAAAAGTTGCCCCTAAAAAGGCATATGTTCCTCGTCGTCGACTACAACCTTCGTTGGTTGGTGCTGGTGTTGCTGCTGCTGGTTATGTTGCTAAGCGTGTTTATAAACGCAGACAATATAATAAAAAGGTTGCTCAAGTTCAGGCAAGTCGTAACGCTCAAATTCGTCTCAATCAAAGTGATAATATTGTAACTGCTAAACCAGTTATAATTGGAACGAAACACGCTGCTTCATTTTCGGAAAAGGTCGCCTCTACTATACGTCCTCCTCTTACATTTAAGAGAAATTATCAATTTAGTGCTGAGTGTGGTTCAGGAAGAAAAGGATTTTTTGCTATGAACATTAACACGATGGATAGTAATGATTTATTAACCGATATTACAACTTATAAGTCTGCTATGACTACTGACACTGCTACTGCTGATGGTCAAATTACTGCTTCTGGTTTAAATGATAATGCCCAGTTTTATGTTGAGTATCATAAAGAAGTAATAAAAATGGTTAATTCGTCATCTAATTCCGTTATTGGTAAAATACATTTGTTTCAACATAAACGTGATACTGATAGTTCATATGACGGTGCTGGTATTAATCCCATTAATCTTATGATGTATTACACCGCTAATTCAACATCTTCAAACGTAACTCCAGTTGGTGGTGTTACTGGTTTTGCTTTTACAAATACTGCTGGTTCATCTACTGGTTATCAAACAGTGTTTAATATGCCAGGTTCATCTCTTAACGTTGCTCAAACACAATGTGCCTCAACTGATACTACGTTGTCTCCTACTTCAAGTTTTATTTCTGATAGAATGGAATTTTGGTTTAAGAAAATATCCACAAGTCCGTTTAGTCTCAAACCGGGGCAACAATTTAATTCAAGTTATATTTTGAATTTAGATAATAATAAGATACATAGAGAGTTACAAAAGTTTGTTCATCTTGCTAAAATTAGTTATTCATTAGTTGTTGAGTTTCAAGCAGGTATAGTTGGCGATAGCACTGTTGCTAATCTTGTTTCAACTGGAACAGGTCAATTGTCTGTCATTCGTGAGAACATGAGAGTGCTTGGTTTAGAAAATAAATTAAGACGAAAGATTATGTTACAGACTGCTCAACTTACAGATATTGCTAATGCTAATCAGGCGATTATTAATCCCGATAGTGGAACTGCTGACCTTGGTGTTGATTTGGAAGCATAAATATTAAACATGATATCGTATTTGACGTGCTGTAACGGTATGTATATTCGCACGATTTATAATCGTGCAAATATACTGCTCCAAAACATCTGTTTCCATCACCTAGGCCTTAGCGGCTATGAGCGTCTGTACCGAGACACGGGGCACCCGCTTTGCGGGTCGGGTTGAGTGTTTGTTAGATATATATCAAATATATATATTAAATAAAAATAAAAATGGATTCAAATGGTTTATATTATTAGATAAAAATTTAGATGTCTAATAATAATTTAAAAAATTTCTTCTACAACCCATCTATCGTTTGATAATTTATCAAATTCAGGTTCGCAATTAGCAAAGCATATTAGATGTGGTGAATTAAAAAGTTTATGTTTACTTTCATACTTGGGACTATAAACCATTCCATTTTTAATGCTTTCAATACTTTTATAAGAAACTTTATTTCTATTATCTCTTGGTATGTCAAAAATTACAGAGTTACATTTATTCATGTCTGCTTCCATTATTGAAAACATAATGTCTGCTTTTTTTCCCTCGTCTATGAATACGCAGTTCATATTAGCGACGAGATATTTACAAAATTGGGATTTTCCTATACCTCCCTCTTTAGACCAAAACCAATATACTTTACGGTCATCAGGTTCAGTCGCTAATATTTCTAAGATTTTAATCTGCCAAACCTTATTAGGTGTTATTAATTTCAATGGTTTAGGAAAACCCCACTTGAATATTTTTCCATCTTTAGAGCAGTATCTTGTATTTTGTTCTTCATTGCCGTTACATGCTGTTAGGTGCGGATTATTAATTAATTTAATCTCTGTAATTCTCATTGCTTTTTTCAGGTGAATAAATCCTTGGAGATGAAGTTTTTGTGTGCTGGGACAAATTTCTTCTCCATATAAAAATTTAACAGAAATTAATTCTAATTGCCTATTTAATTCTGTTTTTATTTCATCTGTAAAGTTGAAGAGCGTAAAGCAATAGAAAGTCTTTCTTGTTTGCTGTTTAGGGGGAGGTTCAGTATTACCCTCCCCCTTTTGCCTATTTTTGCCTAAAGTTGCCATGTTTTATAACATTACTAAATATTTTAATTTTAGGAATTTAAACTCACTTTTTTTGATTTTTGCTATTGAAAGTAAAA